CGGCAATGTTCACAATGTGACGTTGACAGCGAACTGTACGTTCACTTTCTCTAATCCGCCTGCTTCAGGGACCTCAGGTTCATTCACTCTGTTCCTCAATCAGGACGGGACCGGTTCACGCACGGCTACTTGGCCGGGTTCGGTGAAGTGGGCTGGCGGGACCGCACCTACTCTTACTACTACTGCTAGTCGTACAGACATCCTCGTCTTTACGACCATCGACGCTGGAACGCTCTGGTACGGAGCAGTGTCAGGACAGGACTTCTCCTAATGCCTGTAGGTTCCGCCAAGTTCGGGTTGATGGCGGCTGCCGGTGCTGGCGGCGACCCTTTGACGGCGTTTGGTGGGATCATCACGCAGTACGTTGATTCTGGTACGACGTACCGTGTGCATACGTTCCGTGGTTCAGGCAAGTTCTATGTTGCTGCTGGTGCGGCTGATGTGGATTATCTGATTGTCGCAGGTGGCGGTGGCGGTTCGGGCTTTGGTGCTGGCGGTGGTGCTGGCGGTGTTCAGACGGGCACGGGTATGGCTGTGAGTGCGGGAACGTATACGATTGCTGTCGGTGCGGGTGGGACTGGCAACGCAACCCTGCCTTACGCTGAGAACAGCACAGCGTTGGGGGTCACGGCGGCCTATGGTGGTTACGGCGGGGCAGTCAACGACGCTGCGGGCCAAGCAGGTGGTTCTGGCGGTGGTGGACCTGCGGGTGGGGCTAGTGCGGCGGGCGCAGGTGGTGCTGGAACTGGCAGCCAAGGCTACGCTGGCGGTGCGGGGGCTGGGACATCGCACCCAGACCGTTCAGGCGGCGGCGGTGGTGGTTACGGCGCCGCTGGTGCGGATGCCGTTGCTGGCACGGCAGGGGCGGGTGGTAACGGCGCCACGGGATACGGGATAGGTGCAGCGACCCCACTGTACGGTGGTGGTGGCGGTGGTGCAGGTCTGGTTGATGCTTCGGGTGGTACAGGTGGAGGCGGCGATGGCGACAGCGAAATGGGGCCAACCCCGAACTGTGGTGGCGGCGCTGGTGGTGTATATAGTGGCGGCAACTACATCGGCGGTACGGGCATTGTCATCATCCGATACGCGGTGGCCGCATAATGGCTGATCCAGCGTACATTGTTGATGGTGTTCTCACTGACGGTGAGGCATGGGTCGGTATCGCCCACGCATCCCTGTCGCTGCCCGCTGCCTCGGTCAATTGGATCTCAACCGACGACGGTCAGACGGGTGACTTCTCCCAGTACATGGATCTGGTCGTGATCGCGTACACACACGGGAACCAAGTTGCGATATACGACAACGGTTATATGAGGTTCAACGATGACTCGGGCAGCAACTACCCATACCAGAATATGATAGGGGACGGTAGTGCCGCCACCGCTGGTTCTGGTACTTCTACTGGCGTGTCAGTTCGGACGCTGGGTTCATCGGCGGGAGCCAACGAGTTTTCTGCATGGATAGGTCATGTATTCGACATCAACAGCGGGAAATACAAGTCGGTTATTACTCAGGCCGCTTCGGACTCCGACGGTGACGGGTTTATAAGACTTGGTGCTAATACTTGGAACTCGCAAGCAGCGATCAACAAGGTTACGTTGTCGCCTAATACGGGCAACTGGCCGACAGGTTCCGTGTTCGACCTGTTCGGTGTTCTACCTCGGATGGTGACCGCATGAGTCACCATACGAATCCTCGGTTCAGGATGGTGGCTTGATGGCTGTTATTGAGGCAATCGCCACCCAGTATTTGGAGGCTGATGCTGCGACGGTGACGTTCTCTGGTATCCCTGCGACGTATGAGCATCTGCAACTGCGGGCGTCGCTTCGCAGCACCGAACTGGTGTATGCGATGAGATTGAAAATCAACCTCAACGGTGACACGGGAACCAACTACAGCAACCACAACATGCGTGGATCAACTTCGTCCGCTGGTGCGTATGCCCAAACGGGGGCGGCGTACATCCAGACGAGTGACGGTATGCACGGGTCGTCGCTGCCTCCGGCCGAATACGCCTCGTTTATCATGGACATCCTTGATTATGCGAACACGAACAAGAACACGACATGCAGTCTTATGGCTGGGAGTGCGTTGCCTCACAGTGATAGGCGGGTCCAGTTCGGGTCGGGGCTGTGGGATAACACGGCGGCGATTACCACCATCTTGTTCACACCTAACGCTGGAAGTTTCAGCCGTGGTTGCGAGTTCACCCTCTACGGATTGAATAGTGCCTGATGGCTGCTTTCACTGTTATCGACCACACCGAACTCGGTGTCGGAGGCGCTGCGTCATGGTCCGAAACAGGCATCGCGTCGTCCTACGACCACCTGATGCTGGAAGTCTCAGCCCGCACAGACAATGCATCCATTTGGGACGATCATTGGCTTACGATCAACGGCGATAGTGGCGCCAACTATTCCAGTACACAGTTGTATGCCGTGAGTGCGACGGTTTACAGCAACCGAAACGCTGGTGCAACGAAGATCGAAAATCTTATCGTTGGTGGTGCGCCTCTTGCGGCAGACACCTTTTGCGCTATGAAGTTGTGGATTCCGAACTATGCGAACACTACGGGCTACAAGCAGGTGTCAGCCCAATGTGCGATGGAAAACGCCTCAGCGGTAGACGCGACATGGAAATTGGCTACGACGGCGGGGTTGTGGGATAGCACGGCTGCCATAAATCAGATCACGTTGACCCCCAAGAGCGGCGGCGACTACATCCAATACAGCACGTTCACCCTATATGGAGTTACAGGAGCATAGTTATGCCAAGACAGAAGGTTGTCAACGGGGTCTACTACGACCTGACAGACGCTGAAGAAGCAGAACTGGTCGCACGGGCTGAAGCCTCTGATCTGGACATGAACATGGTCAGATCGCAACGCAACGGGATGCTGTCCGCAGCAGACTGGACCCAGATCGCTGACGCCGCCCTTGGTGACCACACCGCTGAGGAATGGGCAACCTACAGGCAGGCCCTGCGGGATCTGCCATCGGTGTACTCGCGTGTATCTGAGGTCGTGTGGCCCGAAGACCCACCCACCGCCAAAATCACACGCAAGGTCACGGCTGGTGAGGCTGCCCGACAGGCATCCATCGACAGTGGCGGTACCGCTGAAGAAGCGCAAACCGCCTACGACACGGCTTACGCCGCCACAGATTAGGATTCACACATGGCTGTACAGATTCAGATAAGACGAGGTACTGCCGCAGCGTGGACCTCAGCCAACCCGACACTTGCCGCAGGCGAGTTCGCCATGGAAACCGACACCGACAAATACAAGTTTGGTGACGGGTCGACAGCGTGGACTTCGCTTGGGTACTCGTCACTGCCCAGCAACGTATTGCCTCTTACTGGTGGAGCAATGACTGGTGCAATAACTACCAACAGCACCTTTGACGGTGTTGATATTGCAGTAAGAGACGCAATCCTGACTTCTACAACCACCACGGCTGACGCTGCTTTACCCAAAGCGGGTGGTGCCATGACAGGCGCTATAACGACCAACAGTACCTTTGACGGCGTTGATATTGCCACAAGGGATGCAATCCTGACTTCTACGACTACCACGGCTGGCGCAGCGTTGCCTAAGGCTGGTGGCACTATGACTGGTGCGGTCGTGGGTCTGGTTGCCCCGTTGGCGTTCAACGCCCAGACCGGTACGACATACACGTTTGTTCTGGCTGATGCAGGCAAGATGGTCACCTCATCGAACGGTTCAGCGCAGACGATCACGGTGCCGCCGAACTCGTCGGTGGCTTTCGCTGTCGGTACACAGATCATTCTTCAGGGTATTCTCGCTGGTGTCGTGACGTTGGTTGCGGGTGCTGGTGTAACAATCAATTCTAAGGACGCTGCTTTGGCTATTGACGGTCAGTGGGCGGCGGTGACACTCGTCAAGACTGCGACTGATGTCTGGTCGCTGATTGGGGCTTTGGCCTAATGGTTATTCGTCCAGCCGATCACGGGGTTGTCGCTAGTAGTGCTGGTGGGGTAATGGAGTACACCACTACAGGCTCTCCTACAGTAACCACTTACGGGGCATACACGTCCCTCACATACACGGGTGGCGGGAACTTTGTCATAACCGCAGGCGCACGAGACATTGACTTTTGTATAATCGGTGGGGGCGGCACGGGAGCCGTTCCAACTGGCGGTGGTGCTGGTGGCGGTGGTGCTGGTGCTCAGTATGTAGGCACAGCCTCTGGCCTTACAGTTGGAACACATGTGGTGGCGGTCGGTGGGGGCGCGAACGGCCTTGGAACGGGATTCTACGACACTGGTTCCGGGTTTGATGGTACGTATAGTAGATTCACACCTTCTGGGGCTTCTAACATCCTATCAAATGGTGGTGGCGGTGGGGGTTACGACGCAAGCGCTGGCCGCCCCGGTGGGTGCGGCGGTGGCGGAGGCTCAGACAATAACACTCCCGCTGGGGGTTCCCACACTGGTTCGGGAACTGGATTTGCAGGGGGTGCCGGGGATGGCGCTACCCCGTCGGGGTACGACTGGGGTGGTGGCGGCGGTGGCACGGGTCAAGTAGGCCATAGCGCCACTGACTACAACGCTGGGAATGGCGGTTACGGGGCAACAAACGATTATGGTACAGGTGTAGCGGTACAACGTTGTGGTGGTGGTGGCGGGTGGAGCAACAACGGTACACCCGCATCTGCACGGGATAGGGCCGGTGGGGCCGGTGGAGGCACGGCATCGTCGGGTCCCGGGGCGCTGTCCGCTGCCGCCAATAGCGGTTCGGGAACTGGTGGAGGGGGTTGGGGATACGGTACTGGTAACGGTGGTTCTGGAATAGTGATACTCAGGTGGACTACCTGATGGCACACTTCGCAGAACTGGATGAAACGAATACCGTTGTGCAGGTAACCGTTGTCCACAATGACGTAACAACTGTTGACGGTGTGGAGGACGAGCAGCGGGGCATCGACTTCCTCAACGACCTGTTTCCCGATTCGGGAACATGGGTACAAACGTCATACCACGGTAACCAGCGTCACCGATATGCTGGTATCGGGTTCATCTACGACGCTGGTTCAGATGCGTTTCTTGTCCCCCAGCCGTTCCCGTCGTGGACGCTGGATGAGAACACGAACTGGCAATCACCCGTCCCGTACCCCGGCGTAGTTGGTGAGGCACCGTTCTACGTCTGGGACGAAGACACGACCTCATGGGTTGAGGTAGAATAGGGTCCTACATAGCATTTGAAGGGGGTGCCCGATGGGCCACCAAGAATCCCTACAAACCGCTAAACAAAAGATTGACGAGGTCCTCCAAGACCTCCCCGGCCCAGAAACAAAGGCATCAGCAGGTAAACAGTTAAAGTCAGCACAGTCCTTGCTTGATAAGGCCAAGGACAACATCGCCTATGTTCTGGGCCTACCTGCTGCTATCACCGGAGCCTTCGGCTTCCTGTGGGACTCATCTTCGGATGAGGCTGCCCTCCAGTATCAGGTTGACCAGTTAGAGGCCGCTGTAGCCGATCTGAAGGCCGAGGGAGACCTTCTGGGGGGTGGGGCTAAGAACTGGTCTCTGAGCCCCTCAGACGCCCCCGGTGGCTCTCTGACGGCAATCCTAGTGGCTATGGTTATCCTAGTACTTCTGGGGTTGCTATTCTGGTATCAGAATAGGCGTAAGCAACGACAGTGAGGCGTTTCTCGGCGGTACTCACTGCCGGGGCACTCCTCTTTGCAGGGTGTTCTTCCGGCGGGGTTTCAGAAGAAGTTAGTACTTCTACACTATTCCCAGAAGTGGTAGAGACCACTACTACCCCCCCTACGACGGTCCCAGATAGCCCTACCCCGTCTACCACCACCATACCCCCACCCCCTACCACCACCATAGATAGCCCCACCCCGGAGCCCACCCCAGTTGGGCACGCTCTTTCGTTCACACCAGAGGTTGATTCCTTCTCCTTTGAGAACTTCGGTGGGGGTGAAGCCCCTGCTGACCTGACAGTTAACATGGCCCGCCGCCTGTATGGGGACGATCAGGTCTGCTCTGATGTGACGGACAACCGGTGTACGCCCTATCCGGTGATCCTCCAGTTGATTTCGCAGGCCAACAAGTCCATGCGTGGAGGGCTCTGCGAGGGGTTAGCCGTTCTCAGTCTCCGCTTGGCGGGGGACCTGAAGACGTTGGCATCCTTCCAAGGGACCGACACCGTCTCCCAGTTGGTGCAGGCCGACCCGGCGCTCCTGTCGGAGATCGCCTACTGGTACGTCACCCAGTTCGCTGTGGAGGTTCAGCAGGAGGCGTCCTCCTACCTGAAGATGTCTCCTAAGGAACTTGCTGAAGTACTGCTGTATGACTTCGCTGAGTCCGAGGCCGGTAATAACCACACCGGTTTCACAATCGGCATTTACAGCGAAATGGGCGGCCACGCCGTCACGCCTTACCGGGTGTCACAGACCCCAACCGGGTACCGAATCTACATTTACGACAGTAACTGGCCTACCGCAGAACGATGGATTGATGTGGATGAGGACGGCTGGGTGTATGCCCTAGCAGCGACGAACCCCACCGAGGAAGCCTCAGCGTGGTCTGGTGGCACGGGCACTATGGAGTTGACACCCATGAGTGTCCGTAGTGGCCCATTTACCTGTGGGTTCTGCCCACAGGAAGGGACGGCCAAGTCAGGAACCCTGCTTACGGTTGCTGCCTCTGGAAGCAAGCAGATGAGCCTCAAGATAGTCACGGAGAGTGGTCAAAGATTGGGGTATTACGACGAGGGTTTCGTCAATGAGATCCCCGGTGCCACCTACCGCTACCTGATATCTGGCCCCTCAACGGCTGACCCGGTGCTGGTGTTCCTGCCACCAGACGTGGAGTCGTTCACCGCTGATGTTGAGGAGATTGATGTTCCAGCCCCGGAGGCTGTGGCAGATGCCACGATTTTAGGAGAAACCCCCAGCCCAGTTCCAGATGGTAATGGGGTGGAACCTCCAGAGCAGGAACAGGAAGAGGAAGAGCCTACCCCACAGAAGTTCTCTCTACTGGTACTTAACGAAGAAAAGTCAGTTCAGATTGAAGCCGCTGTGGTGGAGCCCATAGCAGAGGAGGTAGCCGTAGAGGAGGAGCCCCAGTCACTCCTCTCGTTCTCCGAGGAGTCGGTGCAGGTTGCGGAGATTGAGGAAGCCACGGTTGCTATCTCCATAGATGCCCTGTCAGTTGAAGTGGAACTGGACGAGGGACAGCAGATCGAACTGGTGTTCGCAGAGGCAGTGAGTGCCACCGAGCCTGAGATGTTGGACCTGTCTATTCAGGATGCACAGGGGGAGGTGCTGGCAGAGGTGGCGGTGGACGTGTCTGTTTACCGTGTGGAGACGACTACCCCATCATCGGATGAGCCAGATAGCCCTATCCCAGAACCGGTAATGCAACCTGTCCAAATAGAGATCACCTACGACGAGGTGCTGGCAGAGGTGGTGCAGGAGGAAGAGGAGATCGAAGCATGGGTCGCTTCTGACGCCGAGTACTTCCAAGCCGTAGCCGAGGATCGCTTGGATGAGGTTCTCGGGGAAACGTATGTCGAAGAGATTGAGGAAATAGATGACTGGGAACCGTTGGAGACGGACAATGACTTCGATCTGGTGGCGGTCATACTTAGCGTGGACGCTGAGTACTGGGAGGATGAGCAGTGGGAAGAGGTGGATTATGACGAGGAGTGGTTTGAGGCTGAGGAGGAGGAGTTCCTAGAGTTCTTTAACGAGGAAATAGAACTAGAAGAAGTATTTGAGTTCGTAGAAGAGATGGAGATTGACGAGTACTGGGAGGATGATTACTGGGATGAATGGAGTGGAGAGGACGAGGAACAGTGGATTCTGGAGGAAGAGGGGCTAGAAGAGTGGCCGGAGGACTGGGGTCCTTCTCCGACGGAGTCATGGGAGTGGGAAGAAGAAGAGTGGGAAGAGTGGGAGGAAGAAGAGTTTGCCGAAGAGTGGGAAGACCCCACAACGTGGGAAGAGTGGGAGGAGGAGTTCTTAGAGGTAGACGAGGAAGAGGAAGACTGGGAAGAGGAGTTCTGGCTAGACACCGAAGAGGAATGGGAAGACTGGGAAGAGGAGTTCTGGCTAGACACCGAAGAGGAATGGGAAGACTGGGAAGAGGAGTTCTGGCCTGAGGATGCCGAGTGGTGCGACGAGTGCGAAGAGGGTCCGTGGGATGAAGAGGAGTGGGAAGAGCCTGAAATAGAGGAAGAGGAGTGGGAAGAGACACTTGAAGAAGAGTGGGAAGACGAAAGTGGGGTAGAAGAGGAGGACGAGGAAGGGATAGAGTGGGAAGAGCCCGAGATAGAGGAAGAGCCCGAGCCCGAGCCCGAGATAGAAGAACAGGAAGTAGATGAAGAAGAACAGGAAACTGAAGAAGGGGACGAAGAGTGGCCGGAGGACTCTCCTGAAACTGAAGAAGAGCCAACGACAGAACCGGTTGAAGAAGAACCTGAGGCGGAAGAGCAACCTGAAGATGAGGGCGATCCGTGGGAAGAACCCCCAGTGGAAGAGCCGGAACCAGAGCCCGAACCCAGTTGGGACCCCTACGCAGACTGCCGGGGAACAGACGCCTGCTCCTCAGCACCGGGGGGCTTCACTACGTGGGAAGCCTACGACCAAGCCAACGATCCCGGCTACTACGAAGACTGGGGGGAAGCCCCAGTCGGGTACGTCGGGTGGGCGGGCTTTACGGAGGCTGTGGAATCGGGGGAAGTAAGCGCAGAGGTAGCCGGTGAATACCTCCCCGAAGATGTCCAAGAGGCATACATTCCTCCTCCCCCCCCGGTCTATGTTCCGACCTATTCGTATACGAACATTGCCGTAGCGTTACAGGAAACGATCTCTACGTCCTCGTCCACGGCTTCGACGGTGGCGACCACCACCGCTGATTCGGGAATCCTGACCCACAACAGCAACGACGGTCACTGGCATCTTGATACCACTACCGCTACAACGGTTACGACGACTCATGTAGACACGACGACCGTGGTAGCGCGGACAGGAACTGACTTTGTGTCCTGCCTCCTCGTAGATGGGATACAGAGCGGCTGCTCTACCCAGAGGACATGGGAAGACGCAACGACGACGGCTACCGCTGGCGACGCCTACACGTCAGCCTCTACGACGAATGCCACGGTGGCTACCGAGGAGGGCTGTGCTGAGGGTGGCTGGAGAGGCATGGGGGACTGGTGCATCGTGCAATCCTCTAGCCGCCAAGACCGCGACCATATCCAGTTTTCTTTGACCGAGGTGACCAGTGTCCGCATCGACGCTGAAACAAATCTGACTCGCGCCCAGTTCAATACAAGTAACGAGGCTGCCGACCCGTATCTCTACCTCAGAGAAGATACGGACTCTGATCAGGGGGACCACTCAGGGGATACGGACAGCATCGCACCCGGCGGCACGATTGAAACGGACGATGACGGTGGGAGCGACTGTGGAAGCACTTGCACCAACCCGCCTAGCAGTGCGGTGGATGTTGATGAGACACCGACGATCACCTACTGCGACACCGGAGGGGCTTGCTCTGATGGTGTCCCCGTGATCGACAACGTGAGTGATCAGTGGGATGCCCGCATTGTCCGCACGGACATGGCTGTGGGTAACTATGTGGTGCAGGCTTCGGTTTACAACACAACGAACAGCGGTTGGTACCGCCTGACCATTGAAGAGGTTGAATGATGAAAGTTTGGATCGACCAAGACCTGTGTACCGGTGATGGGTTGTGTGCTGAGATTTGCCCGGACATCTTTGAGATGCACGACGACGGGTTGGCCTACGTCAAAGAAGTTGGATGGCCGACCATGTACGGACCAGACGGAGCAGCCAAGGGCGAACCCGTCTACCAGATGGCTACGGGTTTGGCTGATGTCCCTGAGGAGCATTTAGAAGCCGTGATTGAATCGGCAGATGAGTGTCCCGGTGAGTGCATCTATATTGAGGTAGAATAGGGGTAGAAGGAGAAGTGATGACTGTCTTAGTACATGAAACCTTTAAAGAAGGATGGCAAGACTCGTGGAAGGGCGACATCAAGAACGCCTATGTGAGTGGCGACTCGCTACGGCTGATGTTCCGTGAGGGCAACCATTACGGATGCGCCCTCTACAAGGAGGTGCCTCCCTCCCGCCATGTGAAGGTGTCCTACATGGTTAGGGCACTCGGCAACTGGAACTCCCACAGTACGGGAAAGACACTGGGGTTCGCTGATCTACGCTACAAGAACAAGAGGGGCCAGTCCTATGGTCACGGCAACCGGCAGCCCAACCCCGACGGCTTCTCGTTCCGCACATGGTTCGGTAAGACCAAAGACGGATTCATGCCCATCGGCATGTACTTCTACCATCTGGGTCAGGGTCCAAAGTGGGGCGATTCGGTCAAGGTTGGGCAACTCAAGGTGGGCGGTACTGCTGTTCTCTTTGAGTGTGAGGCCGATTTCGATGAGGGTTTCATCCGTGCCCGATTGGATGGAGGCGACTGGGTCCGACATAACCTAGTTGTAACAGATAAAACTGCTGTTACTTGGGCATGGCTGGATGCCTACTACGGCGGACCAGCCGTAGCCCCCGAAAACATGGCATGGGACATCTCCGATTACAAGTTGGAGAATCTCGGTGTTGATATTGCCGCCCCCGGCATCGACTGGGATGCCATCGCCAAGATGATTGCTGATAAGGAAGCGGCTGCTAAGGAAACTGAGGAATCTGAGGCCCTGTGCCCTGAACCACCCAGTGTATCTGACCGTCTTCGTGCGTTGGCTGATGAGTTAGAGGGCACCTGATACACTGTAATAGTCCTACAAACCGTTCCAACGAAAGGGCACTACGTGGACGTAGACAACATTCAACTCAACCCCCAGACGGTCATCAACGAACTTCAGTCACGGCTGAATGCTTTGCAGGGCGAGAACGTCGTGCTGGCGTCGATGGTCACTGAACTTCGGTCCCTTCTGGTGGAGTCACAGGACAAGGAGTCTACAGAGGATGCCGAGGAATAAAGGTTTAGGTCCTAACTGGAAGGGCTTTGACAGTTACCTGACTGACGATTTCAAGTCATCAGTTTCTACGTCTGGGCCTCTTGATCCGCAGCACTTCGATGCTCGTGACGAGCCCACGACAGCCGACAGACAACAGGCTGGATCTGCTACCTACTCGTTCTCCATTGAGCGGGAGAAGGAGCGACAGGAACTCGGCCCTGAAGAAGAGCAACCAACTGGGTTTATCGCACCACAGGTAAACGGGGTTGACTTCAACAGTACCCGTGTAGCGTGGTATCGCTACGTGCCCAACGACCCCAACGACATGACTGACGCTGGGCTGGGCACTATCTTCATGCGCTTTATCAAGCGCGGGGACCAGTACCGTTATGACAGCATACCCTTCGCTGTGTACGCATCCATGACCGGACAAGGGGTGTCTAGGGGGAAGTTTGTTAACAGCACCTTGAACCATTACCCGTACACCAAGATAGGTAATAACGATGAGGCTGGTGTGTTCTTTAACTGATGTATTGGTTTAGTCTGGCAGCCCTGTTCTGCGCTGGGATCGTAGCGCTGTTGGGGTGGTATGAACTTAAGAAGTAGGGTCCTAGGGTACTCCCCTCTGGCTCTGGGGGCCTTGCTACTCCCTGCACTTCCCTTTATGCGAGGGTGGTGGCTCCTCAGCACTGGTGTGGCTGGTATGATCTGTTGGTGGCTAGTACTGAGAAACACACTGGACCTAGTACAAGGGGTGGGGCCTGTGTACTGGTTGACACGCCAGACGGACGTAAAGAAGATCGGGATACAGAGTTCCTTTATGAGGGAAACCGACTACCCGTGGAGGACTGGTCGTGGGATTCAGGCTGTGGTCCCGTATCGGACCTTTCAGGTCGGGATCTGCAAGCCTTCTGAGCACTACACAAAGGAAGAGGGACTACTCCACTCGTTGGTGGGTAGGAGACTTTCCAGTAACCCAAAGGAGATTAGAGAGTGGCACTGAAGTTTTGGGGTGACAGTAAGACCCATGCCGTCGCTACCTTTGATCGCCCTGCGCGTGTTACCAAGATGACCACGTCGGATCTAAAGGACTGGATGGACCTAGAGATCATGCACCTTGGTGAGGCGTTTGATAGGTGGAGAAACCACTCCTATGGTGGTGACGATGTTACCGCCCGAGTAGAGATGCTTGCCGCTATGTGGGATGAACTAGTGGAGCGGGACTAATGAGTGTCGCTACCGAAACTGAGGAACAGGCGGGCTTTGATGACATCCCCGAGTTGGACATTGATGTTGAACTGGATGAAGCATCCAATGAGTTTGTCTCTGAGTTGGTTAAGAAGTTAGTATTGTTCACAGAGGAGTTCTGTGGTGTAGAGTTCTTCCCTTATCAGATTCCCATAGCCTACAGGTTCATTGAGTCTGTTGTTGTCGGAGACGGTGAAGAACTGACCCTCATAGCCACCCGCCAGAGTGGCAAATCAGAGGTGTTGTCCAACGTCATTGCCTCCATGATGGTTATTCTTCCCAAACTGTCCAAGATTTATCCCGTGTGGCTGTCTAAGTTCAGCAAGGGTTTCTGGTGCGGGGTGTTTGCTCCCACTGAAGATCAGGCGGACACCGTGTTTAGTCGTATTGTTTCCCGGCTAACCAGTGATCATGCCTTGGAGTTCCTGCTTGACCCGGAGATTGACGACAAGGCTTCGTCAGGTGGAGCACGAGGTAAGGGCAAGATTGTCTCGCTGAAGAACTCCGGGTCACTCTGTCGGATGCAGACTTGCAACCCCAAGGCCAAGATTGAGTCGAAGACGTACCACTTCGCTGTTGTGGATGAGGCGCAGGGAGCCGACGAGTTTGTGATTGCCAAGTCAATCAAGCCCATGTTGGCGTTCAACAATGGCACCATTGCTCTAACTGGTACTGCTACTCGTAACAAGTCGTACTTCTACAAGATGATTCAGTTTAATAAACGTCGGGACATCAACAAGAAGCGTGGGCAGCGCACGTCTCACTTTGAGTATGACTGGACCGTAGCGGCTAAGTACAACGAGAACTACGGCAAGTTCATTAGAAAGGAGAAGGTGCGTATTGGGGAGGACTCAGACGAGTTTCGCATGTCCTACCTCAACCACTGGATGCTTGAGAAGGGGATGTTCGTCACTGAGGAGCGTCTGGACCGTCTGTATGACACCTCCATGCAACTGGTTCCAGAGTGGTGGCGTACTCCCATTGTCATTGGCATCGACGTGGCTCGGTCCAACGATTCCACAGTCGCCACGGCTGTGTGGGTTGACTGGGATCACCCCGATGGTTTGGGGTTCTTTGAGCATCGGGTCCTGAACTGGCTGGAAATACATGATACGGACTGGGAGTCTCAGTACTTCAAACTCGTGGACTTCGTGCGTAACTATGACGTTCTGCGTGTCGGGATTGACGCCCAAGGCGTGGGGGGAGCCGTGTCCGAGCGTCTGGCCCTGCTTCTGCCAGACATAGAAGTGTTGGGGCTTTCTTCAGACTCAAAAGCACAGAATGAGCGTTGGGTACACCTAACCGAGTTGATTCAGCGAGACCAACTGGTCATTCCGGGGCACTCAAAGGCTAAGAGAACCCGGCGTTGGAAGAAGTTTAACCAGCAGATGGTAGACCTAGAACGGATTAACCGAGGACCCTATCTGCTTGCTGAAGCCCCTGAGGAACGGGGGGCTTTCGATGACTACCCAGACAGCCTAGCCTTGGCCTGCTGTCTCACAGTACACGATGTCATGCCAACTGTATCCGTTGCTGAAAACCCATTCTTCGTTTAGTGGTATTATAGAGGTCAGGTACCTACCCGTATTCCCCGGAGGATTTCATGGCTCTTAATGCAGTAAACTCAACAATCGCTCCCGCAGCGCAGTTCCCTGAACGCGGACCCGAGGTTGGTAGCCACGGGTTTGAGCGTGTTCTCGGACCCGACATCCCGATGCAGCGTGGCCCGCTTCGCTTTGAAGAGGGTGTCGCTACCGATACTGACGTGCCCAATGACTTCGCTGTTGGCGCTCAGGTGGACGGCTCCTCGGCCCCCGGTCGCGCTAACCACAACAACCCGGCGATGTTCTACAAGCCCGCCGAGCAGACGATGGCAGAACGTGCCCACGTCGGCTCTGCCTCTTGGATTGAGGCTCCGTCGGTCCTTGGAGAGTTCGTTCAGGGTGTCGTGGCTGGAGATGGAATGCCCAAGTTTGAGCGTTCCTTCAACTCTGGCGCACACATGAACCGACCGAGCGCTGTTCGCGTCAACGACTGACCCTCTCTGACACTGGGGAGGTAGATCATGGTCTGGAGGGACAACGAGTACCCTCTGATGGCCGAGGATCTCCCCAAAAAGAGTCTTAAGAAAGCACGGGACTCCCATAAAGAGTATGGGGCGACTGTAACTAGTCGGTTAATACCTAATATCGAAGAAGCAAGTCGTAGGAAACTGTCGTCGTCCACGCCTGCTGGAAGGCTCAAGGCTGCTCGCCAAGAGGCTACCCTTAAACGGATAGCCCCGGTTGTCAAGGACAACCCGTGGACGGTTGAGAGGATGAGCAATAATCGGGCGAACTTGATCAAGTCCGCTGTTGTACGTGCTCAGGAAGCGGGCGCTAACCTACGAGGGGCTGGCTGGTACTTTGGGCACCACAGCGATGTCCGTGATGCAACCCCCGGAACATCTATTGACGTGGCGTCTGCGGCTTCAGCAGGACTGAGTCCCCAATCTGACCCCAAAGCAGATGAGATTCCCAATCTTAGGAGTATTCATTCTGCGCTAGGTTCTGAGCAGACAGTAGTACAGGTCAAGGATGAGTTTCAACCCAAGACCTATGACCGAGCAGGCACTACCCCCGGACAGAGGTTAACTGTGGCTGACGCCACTACTGACCAGTTGGCTACAACCAACATTGGTGGTAGCACCGTGCAGAACCAAGCGAGGGCTATTGGTGCGTTGCGAGGGGAAGTTCCTCCTGAGCAAGTGAATCGTGGTGCTAAAACAAAGTCGTACCAGTTGGGTATTAGAGATGCTGTACCTGATACGCCTGAACACTTGGATTATATGGGGGCCTCCCACCACATGGTCCACGGTGACCCCAACCAAGGCATGTTGATGTTTGACAAGGCTGAACCGGGGGATTACCCACGAGAATCCATGATGTCACCTGACAGAACTACTGCTGAAGATACGTGGATGCAAGCCATTGGTACTGGTCAACCCCTGAAGTACACAGACGTAGGAGGGGCGAGTGCCAAGCCTGCTAAACGCTTGGTGGACAAGTCAGCCCCTCAGGACCCAGCCCGCTTGAATAAGACCGATCTAGGTATTCTTCAGGAGGACATAGGCCATGCTGACAACATCAGACCTGATGATGTGATCCATGCCATTCAGAACATGGCTACCAGACGTGCCGCCGCCAAGATGGGGCCTGTTTCGTTCAACCAGTTTGGAGAGAACATCGCTATGCCAGCGGTGATGGCTCAGGAAGTGGCGTGGACTGAGGGCCGAGTTCAGGCAGGGGCTGACAGCGCGTTTAACCTTGAACAATCAGAGGCAAGGGCGGGGGAGTCTGACAGCAAGAGCACCCCGCAGTTGCCGGGGTTTGCGAGGGCCTGATGACCGAAGCATGGGGACTCGTCGTGGCGGCACTGGTCACTGGTACCTTTGGTGTACTGGGAGTCCTGCTACGTAGCCTTCGTAGTGAGAACCGTCGGGACCACGCCGATGTCGTCAAGAAACTCTCTGTCGTCTCTCGTGCCCTTGAGGGCCTCAAGGGGTCTGTGGATAAGAATGGTGAGTTGTTGAGCAACCACTTGGAGTGGCATACGACGCCTACCAAGGCCCTCCGAAAGAAGAAGACACCCGCCAAGAAGTGAAGTGCTCACCTGAAGGTGTTGTGTCGTGTAACATGAGTAGTAGCAGAAGGAGTACTTGCCTTGATGGACGCCCAGCCCGTGACCCTTGTAGAAGCCCTAGAGACCCCTCTTCGTAGTCCCCGACCCCGTGACTGCCTGTTTGCTCGTCTCAGCGATGGGCTGGAGGAGGAAGAGCAGACAGCCCTGAATAAGGCGTTGGATAAGATCAGATCCGATCTTAACAATGGACAACGTAAGGTCTATTCCACAGCATGGCTGGCGACAGTGCTTACCAGTCAGGGGTACAGCATCTCGGCAGCGACGGTTCAACGTCATTTGCGAGAGGCGTGTGGCTGCTACGCCGCTGGTGAACTCCAGTGAGTACGGCCAGCGAACTATCTAAACGCTTGAGCAACGGACCACCCAAGCAGGCCCTAGGCAAACTGGCCGACCTATTGGATCGGCATAATATAGACTTAGAGGAGATTGGGGACATCAAGAAGGTGTCCCTGTACCAGTCTCTAACGAAGGACGCCGATGGTGAGGCTCAGATACATGATCTGGTTGGTATTCAGATTTCGCCATCGTGGGAAGCGGGCCCGGAGTGGCCCGTCATCCACCCCGGACCCATCATCAAACTTCCCAAGGGTGCTACCCCCACCAAAAAGAAGACGGCGTTAAAGACCTGTGTCGTACTACCCGACATGCAGATCGGGTACTTCCGAAACAAGGATGGGGAACTGGAGGGAACTCACGACGAGGAGGCCATAGCGTTGGCTGTGGCAATGGTCTCCGACATCAAGCCCGAGTTGCTGGTGCTGGTCGGAGACAATCTGGACCTCCCAGAGTTGGGTAAATACCGTCTGGCTCCAGCCTTCCAACAGACCACCCAAGCATCGGTGGACCGGGCCACAGAGATTTGCGCCCAGTTGAGGGCTGCTGCTCCCCATGCTGAGATCAAGTGGTTGGCGGGCAATCACGAGGAGAGGCTGACCAACTTCATGTTGGACAACGCTGCCGCAGCCTTCGGTATCCGTGTCGGTTCTCGCCCAGAAAGTTGGCCGGTTCTAAGTGTCCCCGGCCTGTGCAGGTTGGACGACTTCGACATTGAGTACCTTGCTGGGTACCCCGCTTCCTGTGTGTGGATCAATGAGCACATCAAGGTCATCCACGGCGACATGGTCAGG